GTCTTTACCATCGTGGTCTTTACCATCGTGGTCTAGTTCGGGATTAGAGAAGAATTTATATCTTAATGCCTGCATATCATCGTCGCTAATCCTCTTGGTAAGAAAATCAAGCGGCTTTTTATTTCCAGATACTAATTCGCTAATACAATAAAGGCAATATATACCACACTCAGTATTTTCACGTTGATGATTTTTAGTGTTTATGTGTTTTTTTAAATTCATACCCATATTGTCTGTTTGCGTCATTATTCTCTTTATTAGTGCTGATGTTTCTTTACCAGGACCGTCTCCTGTGCTATTAAAAAATAATAAATATTTGTCTTTAATATTTAGAAACATGGTTAGCCAATGTGAGCCTCCTTTATAGTGTGGATCAAGATTGAAGATAAATCCGGTCTTTTTCTTATCCCTACGTATCATATCTGCTATGTCAAAGTTACATATTTTTGGCCATACACAATCTCCATCATCCTTGCTATCAAAATCTATTGGCGATGGACCTATGAATTCAAAATCATCATATTCTTTTTCATATTGTTTCATTACCTTGGTTATATCTGTGCTATTCAGCCATTCTGTTGGATTATCAATCCATTTTTTCGGTGCTTTTGGTGCAAATGTATATATAGTAAGGTCATTAGATAGATTATTTTCCATAAACTTTTGTTTTAACCAACATTGTTCGTTGTTACATACCTCAGACATCTTATCTTTCAAAGAATTCCATATTTGACGTTCGTCGGTTGATTCTATTTTATCATCACGATGTCTATTATTCCATTCACCCTTCATATGGTGTAGCGATTTGCTATCATAACACGTGAAATCTTTCTTACTAGATGGACTACACGATACCTTCTTGAATTTTTCAGTTTTCTTATTCGTATTGTGACCCTTTGCATTGTGACCTTTTACATTGTGACCCTTTCTATTCTGGCGGGTTGTTTTATTAATATTTCGTATTTTTTTCACCATATTAGATTAATCACAGATTTTATCTTTCTTTCTTTTTTTTTTAATTCCCTTGGTTTTTAATTTATCTTGTTTTAAGTTAACACTTCGTTGTGTTGGTATGAACTTATTTTCGCTATTCGTTGTAATTTTTACAAATCCATTTAATGGATTACTACTTGGTTTATTTTTTCGCATTACACCTGTATTTGTATTGCTTATATCGAAATCATCAGTTAGTTGCGAATTGGTTTTTTCTGTATGTTCCGGATAATCCTCCTGAAGTATATCCCGCATATCTATTATTTTGCAGTGATTAATTGCTAAAGAAATAAAGTTATCAAAGGATTTATTAATATTATCATCATAACTAGTTCCAGAATATATTTCCTTTCCCATAGCCAACACCCGCTTTCTATAGAATTTCTTATCCTCTTGATTTATTTCACATACATCCATATCTTTAATTGTTTGGTAGGATGGATTGGAAAAATATTTGAGAATGTCATTATTAACAATATCATTATTTAATGTGTTAGAATTAATTGTATTATTGTTACACTGTTCCATTAAATAATTACATTTAAAAAAATATGATTATTTAAACATCTTTCATTTGCTGTCTTGTATTATTTGCGAATAAATTTCCTCCTACGTTAAAAGTATTTGGATTAAACGAACCTAATTCGGGTTTACTAAATAAGTCGGTAAACGGTTGCGTTTCATTTCGCCCACCTACATTCACATTATATAGGTCGCTCTCAGAAGAAGGTACGTATACCGACTTTTCACAATTCTGGATTGCGAAAAACTGATTTCTTAAGGTTGATTCGTCGTTGACGTTTGATGAAAACCCACTCCAAGGTCCTCGCGCAGATCCAGGATTGAAAGTTTCTCGTGTGTTGTAAGGTATCGTTTTATTTAGCTTGACTGTGGGCTCGGTTCGTATATCCATAATAGGCATCACCGAATATTTGGTGGAAACAGGGCGAGTATTAATACATGGTTGGATTTCACCCGATGGAATATTTCTATTGAATATGCGTTTATTTAAATCTTCTACACGTTCTATCTGTTTAATAACAATCGGATATGTTTGCATAATATAATATAATATGATTAGAGATTTATTTATACATATAAAAAGAAAGTGCTATACTAAATAAATGTGCGGAATAATAGCCCTCTTGAATAACAAGACAACATTTCACAAAGATTTGATTAAATCTGCGTTTGATAAATTAAATTCGAGAGGTCCAGAAGATTCTAAAGAAAATTATTATAGTGATAAATTGTACCTTGGATTCAAAAGGCTTGCTATTAATGGATTGAATGAAGGATCTAATCAACCGATAACATTTAAGGGTATTACACTGATATGCAATGGTGAAATATATAATTATAAAGTGTTATATTCAGAGTTATATGGAGGTTATGACGTAACACCCGAGACTGATTCAGACTGTGAAATAATTATCCATCTGTATATTTTATTTGGTATCCGTCAAACGCTGCGCCTACTAGACGGGGTATTTTCATTTGTATTATATGATTGTCGTTGCGGAACAGAGGACGCTAAAGTATTTGTCGCCCGAGATCCTTTTGGCGTAAGACCGCTTTTTGTGTTTGAGCGTGATAGTATGAATGATAATCTTGTTAATCATATTAATAATAAAAACATAACCCGCGAAAATATCATTGGGTTTGCTTCTGAAATAAAGGCATTGCATCCATTTTTGTGCGATGGAACCCCTTTGGTGTGGAACAATTCGTATACAGAGTTACATAATATATCCAAAACAAATTACTCTGTTGTGCGACAATACACAATTAAACCATTCTCACCAGGAACATATTCGGAATACTCTATTGGGTTCAAGGTTAATGCTGAATGGAAAACAATTCTACAGAATAAGCGCTATATATCCTCTAACTTCCCAGCAACAATGGTTAATTTTAATTATCACAATGATTTGAATAATATATTTAACAATATAGTGTTTCATCTAGAGCAGGCGGTAATTAAGCGTATATTAAACACGTGTGAGCGACCTATTGTATGTCTGCTATCGGGTGGACTGGACAGTAGTCTAATTACCGCATTCGTTAAAAAGCACTACAGTGGCGAATTGAGAACATTTAGTATTGGAATGAAAGGTTCCGAAGACTTGGTTCGCGCCAAACAGGTCGCGGAACACCTAAATACAACCCATACGGAAATTATCGTTACTGGCGAAGAGATGTTTGATGCTATCCCAGAGGTGATTGAAAATATTGAGAGTTACGACACAACAACTGTAAGAGCAAGTGTCGGTAATTATATGGTTGGAAAATATATAGCAAATGAGACCGACGCAAAGGTTGTGTTTAACGGAGATGGTAGCGACGAACTAACAGGAGGATATTTGTATTTCTTAAAATCGCCCTCCTCAATTGAATCAGACAGAGAATGTCGGGATTTATTAGAAAATATACATATGTTTGATGTTCTTCGCTCAGACAGATGTATATCGAGACACGGATTAGAGCCAAGAACACCGTTCCTAGACAGAACTTTCGTGAATTATTATCTGAGTTTACCAATTAATCTTCGCAATCCACTAGCTTCTAATATATCAAATCTCCCAAATAGTGTATGTGAAAAACAATTATTGAGAGAAGCAATAACGCATGTATATCCTGATTTGATTCCACACGACATTATTTGGAGAAGAAAAGAGGCGTTTAGTGACGGTGTCTCTGGCGAATCTGGGTCGTGGTTTGAGATTATAAAAGATAAAGTGGAAAATATGGATCTAGTCGCTCATTCAAGCTGGACACACAATACTCCTATAACACAAGAGCAGATCTACTATCGTAAGATTTATGAGGAATATTATCCCAATACCGCAAATTGTATTCCTTATTTCTGGATGCCCAAATACGTAGATACCGATGATTGTAGTGCGCGGACACTGGATATATATAATACACCATGAAAGTTGGTTCCTTAAAATATATTAACTAATCGTCTTAGCAGAAAATAATATTATATCGTAAATATAATATGATTGGTGGTTATAAATGGTATCAACAAATATACCTATACAGCATTTACATATCGTTCTTATTATTTGGGTTAACGTTGACCGGAATTGCCGAAATAGCACCTGTTTATAGTTTAAATTTACAATTATTTTTGCGATACTATGTATGCATATTTTTAATAATTAGATTTAATCCTTATACAGTCAATGCGAAGATTTCTAAAATGGATGCGCTGATTGACAGGAAAGTAGCTTTTACTTCTGGTATATTTTTATTGCTTTCAACGTCAATAATGGACGTTATTTCAAAATACATTAACGACCGCGTAGATATACACGCATTATAACTTAGCCGTTTTATTCTTCCTTCTGCGTTTTGTATCTTTATCGTTTCCGAAAAAATCTTTAAGATGAATTAATAATTTCTTGCTTATTGTTTTATCTACCTTATGTTCAATTTCATCCTTTTTTTCAATTAAAAATCCACTTTTATTCATGTAGTTTGTTATAAAATCAACAAATTCCTTTTTATCGTTTGTTTTTAAGTTTTTAGTAAAATATATATCAGCCATTATATAATAATCTAGTGAAAACTTGTAAGGTTTTACGTTTATATAATAAACATTGTCATGTTTCATTAAAGGATACAATTGATCATCAATGAAGCATATTTGCGTATTTTCAGGTATCTTTGTACAGCGAAATAAATCACTTACGCTCTTATCGTGTGACGTTCTACATAATTCAATTTGTTTACCTCTTACTTTGAAAGCTGATATTATTTTATCAAACGTCTGTTCTTGTAATTTATAATCAAAGTATTTGGTAATCATAGTAATCCATTTTTTATTACCTTGATTATTTGTGTATATCATAATACTATCGCATTTATTTAATAAGATACTTTAATATATTGTTAATATTTGGTCTCAAAAATTCTGGAAATGTGTCAAATAACTTGAAAAATCTTCGTGTGATAATGTATCAGAACTGTATTTATTTAATGCTTCCCAAAATATACTAAGTTCTGTAAAATTACCTATTGTCTCGTCTAGATCAAATACAACAATATTATGAGACTTGTTAATTATAGACATAACAGACACAATATATAATATATAAATACAATTATTTACAAAGACTATTATTTATATAAAATTATATATATAATAGTGATGTCTTTATCACACACAGATTATTTAAATATTATGAAATTTTATAAAATTGATGTGTCTAATATGGGGGGAAAAGAGATAAAATTGGCTGCTGAAGATATATTAGCAAACAAACTATGTAAGTGTATCAAAACAATAACTCCATTATTAAAAAAAGAACAAAATGCCATCGCCGTATGTAAAAAAAGCGTATTGCATACAAAAAAAATTAAAAGTTTTGGATTTCGTTGTAAAAAGCGCGCGCGTTTTATACCGAAAAAGGGAACCAATAAAAATTTAGCAAAGTATAAAAGAGTTAGAACAAACAAAACACGTAAGAAAAAAACGAATAAGAAAAATTAAGTCTTTAAATAATCCAGTGCGGATAATAAGACATTCTCTTGGTCTGTTATTTTCTGAAAAGCTAAACATTCGTTTAGTTTGAATTGGAAAAAGAGACCCATGGTATTTCTACACACAATCAAAACATCATCCTTAACTATTTTGATATCACAAATGAGGCCTCCTGTTGTCAGCTTTAGTTCGCTATTAGTAAGATTTATCCATCTTACATATGCACCGTATTTGATATCAGGTATCTCATCTATAAATCTGTATTGTTTCAATACTTTGTTCATTTTCTTCAATTTCTCTCTAGGTAATTGTAACTTTTGAAGCATATCGTTTTTTATTTGCTGTATTGTTGCTGTATCTAAATTCATAAGACAATCGTTTTCTTCGCGTTCAAGGGATTTCATCAATAAATCAACATCTAAGCCTTCGGTCATTAATATAAGACTATAAATATAATTTTAAATTAATTATATAAATTTTATACGTATGTGTGTGTGTGAAATATACATATTATGATATTATTGATATATTTTATTAAAAAATAAAAAAATTTTTTTTTTTCAATTCTCATTTGTAAAATCCGAAATTGGACATTTATAAATGTCCATTTCCGGAAAATCTTTTTGAGAATTGAAAAAAAAAAAATTTAATTTTTTGAAAAAATGTTTTAGAGCATAATGCTTTGTTTACCAAATAATACACTATATATTTGTTACTGAAGATTTTTTGAATATTTTATAAAAAAAACTTAAGCATATTTTTCGGTTGCCTATATAAGGCATATATGGCAACGGAAAATATGCGAAAATATGCTCCTGAATTTCACTGTAAAAAATGTGACTACAGATGCTCTAAGAAATATCTATGGGACCAACACTGCTCAACCCAAAAGCATAATCGGCAACGCCAGGCAACGCACAAAAAAAACACAGAATTATTTACCTGCGACGTATGTTTCAAATCATACAAGCAGCGGTCGGGACTATGGCGCCATAAAAAAAAATGTTTTCCTAGCGAAGATATAAAATCGACGTCTGTTAAATTTCAGCCATTTCAAACAGAGAATACTAGATTAACATCATTTATGCAGGATATGATGAATGATTTCGGTAAAGACAGTAAAATGAAGGATGAATTATTAGATCAATTAAAACAACAGAATAAAATAATACAAGATATGATTCCACATCTTGGAAATAACAATAATAATAAATTTAATATTAACTTGTTTCTTAATGATAATTGTAGAGATGCTATAAACATGTCTGACTTTATAAATTCTCTTCCTATCCATCTAGAAGATTTGCATTTCACAAAGGATAATGGTTTAATAGAAGGCGTAAGCTCTATATTTGTAAACGGGTTAAAACAATTAGATACATATAAACGACCAATTCATTGTACTGATATGAAGAGGGAGACCCTTTTTATTAAGGACAATAACGTATGGGAGAGAGATAGCGGAAAGCACAAATTAAAGGATGCAATTAACGATGTTGCGAATAAACAGCGAAATGCGATCTCAGATTGGGAGACAAATAACCCATCGTGGTCTGCCAGCGAAACAGGTAAAGACGATTATATTAAACTAGTTAGGTCTGTAATGACCGATGTTAATGGAAATCCAAATGAGAATAAAATAATTAAGAGCATTGCTAAGGAGACGTTAGTTGATAAGGAAATTACTGGCGAATAAATTTAAAAATTGAATCATTGATAGTAGCAATTATATAGATAAAAAATGTTGATGTTTAACGACACCAACAATATTTGTCCTATAATATTTCAACCTATTATTAGTATGGCATTATATATAGTAACCATTCGTATGTTAAATTACATTAGTAGTAATAATCAAGAGCTCGTCTATTATATCAGCAATAATGAACAAATTGTCTATTATATCAGTAATTATGGGTTTATTATTAGTCAAATGATATATTATATAGGTAATTCTTGGTTTATTATTAGTTCAATGATATATTATATAGGTAATTATTGGTTTATTATTATACCAATTATATATTTTATACTTCTTCCTATATTTATATCAAGACAATACATATCAAATATTGAGAGGAATAATATAATGACATATTAGAATTATATGAAGTATTTGTCTAAAATATTCTTATTGTTCTCTGTATCATGATAACCCTTATAATAAAGCCCGATTAATTCGGAATTACTATATTTTTTTATATTGAATATATCTTTCATTTGGTATCCCCACATATCAGGTGAAATATTTAAATAAGTATTCAGGGTTTGGGGTGGAAATTTACATAATCCGCCATCAAAAAAATAATAATCGTCAATTCCAAATAATCCGTCGCCTGTTATGTATGGGATATGTGAGCTAGCAAAACACGTTGATATTGCCACATCCAATGATTTAATATTTCCTAACAAAACTAGGTTCATTCCTTTTCTGCTCAAAACATTCGTAGCGATATTAATCCTGTGTAAATCAAACTTGCTGTCATCGTAACTAGAAAGTAATATATGTTTTATTGAATATTGAATATTAAATAGTCTATGTGAAATACTTAATTTGTCTTCTGTCAAATTTAATTGTGACTTGGTGTAATTAGTTAAAATATCATTAACTAATATATCAATATCCTCGTTATAAACCATTGGGAGCGATACCCATGCACCAGCAGATGCCCCCAATATTACACAATCAGACGTGTCATACTGTTTCTTAATGTAGCTAATTATTCCTAGTAGATAGAAGCCGCCAAGACCAGCCGGAGAGATGGAAATTATTTTATTATGCTTATTAATATTTGAAAACTGTTTAACATTTCTAAATGAAACCGAAGAAATAAAAGCAGAAACCAGTTGAATTTGTAATAATATGAACAACCAGTAAATCTTCATATTATATATTAGTTTAATTAATAGGTGAATACCAATATTTTATTAGAACATCGTCTGAATTCCAGAAACACACTTGATCTTTGCTACATTCACCATCACAGTTAGTAATGTTATTATAGGGCACACGCTTTACAATATAGGTTGGAACACATAGACAAATATACGAGCTTTGTGCCACAGCCGAATAGTAAACGTTATATTTGTTATTTGCTGATGTTATCATTATGGTGGCAAATAAAATAATACTTCTGAAACAGAACTTCATATACTGACATATAAAAAGTTATTTAAATTAGTTTATTATCATACTTACCAACTAGAGAAACCACCACCACCCATATCATTTGCGGCCATGGGCTCCATTGTGGGAACACTCGCGTTTTCTAATGGGGTTTGGGTATCAGCGTACATATTATTAAAGTTAACATTGTCTTGCTGAGGCTGCTGTTGAGGCATCGTGGTTAGAGAGCGGTCATTTGGGAGAATATTGGTGGCGCTTAAATGGTCGGCTTGACTAGGCTGGTGCTGATTTGCGATGGGCTGTTTAACTCTAACATTTGCGGCTTCTGTCTCTGCGGATGAGGTGCCGTTCCATAAATCCATAACTCGCTCCTGAAGAATATTTAGCTTGGCACCGAATTTGGTTTGCATTGTTGCTAAAATTAGAATGAACGGGAGAAGGTAGTTCGTGGGGTAGAATTTATGATAATCACTACCACTGTATGTCGGTATATAGCGGATTATCTTATCCGAGAACCAGATTAATCCTAGAATTAATATTATCTGTCCAGTAGATTCCATAAGTATTTCTAAACTTCCTTTAGTATCATCTTCTTCTGGGATAGCGTACTTGACCGCCTTTAAAATTATTAGTATAGGAATTATGGCCAATAATCCATATTGAAACATATTAAACATTTCAGCTTTATTAGCGTCATCAAAATTCAAAACATGATTAACAAAAGTGGTTGTATCTTTAGGTGCATCCTTTATAGTTTCCGATAGCTTATCCATATGTTTTATAAAAAGAAATTAAAAATATTATTACTAATATTAGTATTATGTTGAAAACCGCGCTTAATAATCTTAAAATGCGCAAGTATGACGGCGAAACATTTTACCACGAAGAGAATCAATATCTTAATTTAATTGACGATATATTGCGCGAAGGCACGATGGTGAATGGTCGTAATGGTAACGCATTAACGGTATTTGGTAGTTCAATGCATTTCACGCTGGAAGACAATACACTACCGCTACTTACAAGTAAGAGCGTGGCGTGGAAAACGTGTATGAAAGAACTACTTTGGTTCGTAAGCGGTTCTACAGACAATGGTGTTCTAAAGGAACAGAACGTGAAAATATGGAACGGAAACGCCTCTCGTGAGTATCTGGATAGTATCGGACTAAATGATAGAGCTGAGGATGATCTTGGTCCTGTATACGGACATCAATGGAGACATTTTAACGCTAATTATAAGACTTGTAATGACGATTACTCAAATGAAGGTGTAGATCAATTAAAGTATATTATCGATAGTCTTAATGATCCAGAGAAAAGATATTCGCGACGTCTGATTATGTCTGCGTGGAATCCGTGTCAATTGCCTGAAATGGCTTTACCTCCTTGTCATGTGTTAGTTCAGTTTAACGTTTTACCCAGAGATAAATTAGCGTGCAGTCTATATCAGCGGAGCGGAGACGTCGGACTCGGCGTTCCCTTTAATATTGCATCATACAGTATGTTGACCCATTTAATTGCACATCAATGTGGATTGTACGCGACAGAATTCAATTATCATTTAGGAAACTGTCATATATACGATGACCATATTGAATCTATAAAGGGACAGCTTGAGAGAAAACCTTTTAAATTTCCAGTAATTAATATTAATAGAAAACCCGACGATATTGCTGATTATAGAATGGAAGACTTTGATTTGGTAGATTATAATAGCCATTCAAAGATAACAATGGAGATGCGGAAATAATTTAGAAAGAAGATGTTACTAATTAACAATGAGTGGAAGCGCGGCATTATCGGCAGCAAAACGTAGGCGTGGAGGAAGTGATACAGCAAATACCGCTTCTCCACCGCAGAACAGTCCAGGCAAACCTTCACAAACAGCCTTATCTCCAATCCAAATTCTAAACCAACACCATAATAAATTAGATTTGCTCTATAAACGTCAGGACAGAATTAATAAGGTATTAAATATATCGGATGATGATGATGCTGATGGTTCTGAAACTAGTCTAGTAGTTCGTCTCGATAACGTAGAGCGTCAACTGAATATAGACATGAGCAACCCGAATAATGTGATTAGAGATACCATTTCAAAGAGCAATGATTATGATGAGCAAATGAAGGAATTAAAAGACATTATAGTCAAGGTTCAATCACACTCAATACAGGTTAGTTTAGAGCTTGCTCTTCTCAAAAAAAAATTACAAGTAACAGATGATACCGCAGATGATACCGTAGATGATACCACAGATGATAGTGGAGAGCAAGTATCGGATACAGAAACAAACGACGAAAATAAACATGTAGTCGGTGGTGAGGAGTTTTAATTATATGAATATAAGAAAAGAAACCTATATTATAGTATGACCGAACACGCCGTTATGTTTAAGAGAACTGAAGTTATATATGTCTATGATAGCGATGATGAAAAAATAAAAAAACGGAGAGAGAGAAGAAAAAAACTAACTGAAAAAAAAGGGGCGCTAGATTGAGAGTGAGAAATAGATGCGAGTCGTGTGGGTTTACCATACAAAACAATTCGTATATAAAGTTGGACAATACCACATTTATTTGTCTTTCGTGCGCGATTGAAGTCTCTGGGGTTTAGTGCGAATATTAATAAAATTGATTATAATATTAAACGTATTATTATAATTAATACAATGAAGCTACAATTGAATAACAAGGAACGCATCACCCAGTTTAATGTATTGTTTCAGAATTTAAAAGTATTTTCAGATCACGTGATTTTAAATACGAGCAAAAGTGGTATATTTATGCAAGGAATGGATTCAAGTCATTCAAGTTGCTTTGAAGCAAAGTTAAATGCTGCTTGGTTTGACAGTTACGAATATAATTTAGAAGATGAATCAACATCAATTGGAGTAAGCACACAAATTATTCAAAAAATTCTAGGAATATATGTAGAAAAACAAGAGATTGAAATTAGTATTGATGAAAATATAGATAATTTATTTGTATCGTTTGCTGGATGTAATGATATTTTGGATAAGTTTTTTGAAATACCGCTTATGGATATTGATCAGGATATGTTGGAAATTACGTCAGAAGAAAGCGAGATTGATATTATTATGGAGAGCAAACAATTGTGCGAGTTGGTCTCTCAATTGCAAATATTTCACGATAAACTTGTTCTAACATTTACAGAGACTCAGGTTCTGTTTCTAGCATCTGGTGCCGATGGAACTATGAAAGTTAATATTAATTTAGATGATTTTATTGAATATGCCATACAGGAGGATTATGAACTAGAACAGGCCTATAATCTCCGTCATATATCTATGATGTGTCTTTTTGGTAAACTAAACAAACAATGTATCATGGCGTTTCATCAGAATCGCCCAATGGAGACGCGGTTTAAACTAGAAGAGGATAGCTACGTAGTGTTTTATATTGCTCCAAAAATTGATGTGTAATTATACCAATATAAAAGTATTTATTAAAATTAACTATGAGATTTATAATAATATTATTAATATTTTTAATTGTATTGTTTCTGTATTTACATATTTTTTTTCATCTTAAGACGAGCAATGATTTAGAGGTATATGAATGCGAAACACCAGATAAAGATGAATTAGAGGAAATATGTGGTTTACGACAACCAGCAATATTCAATTACGTTGATTCTCTTCATACAGAATGTAATAAAAGTAGTCTTGTGGGGAACTATTCGTCATTTGATCTTAAAATTAGAAATATTAACCGAGTTATATCCGATGACGAAGAATTATACATACCCTTACGTATTGATGAAATGTATAAAGTTATTGATTCTGATAAGAATGCTTCTTATATAAGCGAATCAAATGCAGATTTTTTAGAAGAGACAGGTTTATTGAAAACTTTTAAATACAGCGATTCTTTATTAAGACCATATTTAACATGTAAGTGCGAGTATGATTTAATGTTCGGTTCCACTAATTCGGTTACTCCATTTAGATATAATCTTAATTATAGGAACTATTTTAATGTTATTGAAGGAACTATTAAAATTAAAATGACGCCACCTAAAAATAGCAAATTCTTACACGAACAAAAGGATTATGATAATTATGAATTTAGAAGTCTAATTAATGTATGGAACGTATCGGAATCTCATAAGAGCGATTTTGACAAGTTTAAATGTTTGGAGTTGGAATTACACGCAGGCCAGCTTATATATGTTCCAGCATATTGGTGGTACAGTATTGAGTATAGTGAAAACACTATGGTTTCGAGTTATAAATACCACACATATATGAGCATTGCGTCAATATCACAGCACATATCTCTTGCTTTATTACAAAGTCAAAATATTAAAAGAGTTCCTTATTTAAATATAATAAATGATTCTAATGTAAATGTGGAGACAGATAGTTCGTCCAATCCCACATCGGATAGTTCGTTCAATTCCACATCGGATAGTTCGTTCAATTCCACATCGGGTAGTTCCCCAAATTTCACAACGGATAGTTCGTTCAATCCCACAAACTGAACATATGGATTATTTAATGTATAGGGAGTTAACAACACCAGAGATAATATATATAAATGATGAAATTAGTCATATAGACCAGGGTTATTCAGGCAATAATTTTCATCATTTGGATGCGTACCGCTTTATGCTTTCAGAACAAGCACACAACGAGAGTGTAAAGCAATGGATTCGTTGTAATTATTTATTACATATGCCATAATTTATTTATAAATTAAATGGTTGGGTGTTAATAGTCTTACAAATATAACAAGCCTTATAATAGGCATAGATAGACAAATGATTATATAAAACATATATAATTATTCCGTATTTATGTTTATATGTAACTATTATTGCTTTTAAATTTAACACTTTTAGTATTTTTCTTGGTAGAAGACTTGTGTTTCTTTCTCTTAGTAGAAGACTTGCGCTTCTTTTTCTTTATAGTATCAGTTAGTTTGTATATTTTAGTATCAGCGTTAGCAGGACATTTGATGGAATCTTTATATGTTTTTCCGAAATGTTTGCTCAACTGCGGTCTTATTGTTTGTATAATGTCGTCGGGAATATTATCATAATCGCCAGTATATAGTTCATTCCCGTCATATTTAATTTTAACATTATCTCTATCAAGATATTTAATGAATAATTTTAATTTTAATTTGTCATCTAGAGTGGCCATAAATGGAAATTTCTTACTGGTTAGATTGAATGAGCTTATTGCATTATCTGGGTTTTTTATCTCGGTCAGATAATAACGCCATTTGTCGGATGTGTCGTTTGTTCTGAAAGTCTCAACCATATATGTATTTTCTGGTATTGTCTGATAGTCATTATACTTCAAATCTTCATTTAACATTTGCGTGTTGTAAGTAAGGTCTTCTTCTATACCTCTGTATACATTTTGCCAAGATATTCCGTGATTCTCTCTATCGTTTATGTTAATTTTCATTGGTTCTAGAAAATAAAACGCCGGATCAATTAAATAGGCCTCGGCGTTATTTTTTAAAATTAGAACAGCTACATGACTAACATCTAGAAAATCTGGCATATAATACATTTTTGGTATGGTGGCGGGGACTAATTTGGATTTAATATTATGTTTTTTTAATAATTTTTGTAGGTTAATAGACATTGCTACGCAATTTCCGCACCCGTATAGTTCTTGTGATTCTTTTGAATTTTTACCAGACATATATGGAAACGTAGAATAAGGACATTCCAGTATATTTTTAATTAATAATTCTTTCAGCAAATCCTCATCTATATCAATATTATTTATAGAATCTTTTGTAAATTCTTTTAATTTAATAGGATAATACATTATAAAATAATATTATAAAATAATATTATAAAATAATATTATAAATTAGAAATATGATTCTCTCGGCAAAATACACGTAGATACGGTATCTATATTATTAATTATATTATTAATGTCTTTATCATCATTAGTAATGTAAACGGGTGCTACCGGGGGCTGAATCATAAATATAAAGTCCAACATATATTTTACCATGTTACCGTTGACTAGAATAATACTTTTCTGTAAATATTGACATTCTTGTTTTTTGAGGTCCTTTATGAAAATAGACATTCTTAAACTATATTTTAACGGAATGTATCCAATATTACTCGTATCAAATATAAATATAAATTGTCTTTTGTTATTATATAATTCTAGCCATTTGAATAAAAATATGTCAAAATCCATATCATTTTTAATAGGTGAAGATAGAGTAACTTTAACGATTGATTCAGACTCGTAACGCGAGTAGTCGTATATAGCAAACATATATAAATTAAATAATATAAAAGAAAGTCTGTAGTATAACTTATTATGAGCGTAGAAGGAGCATCAGTAGGAATTGATTTGGGAACGACTTATTCGTGTGTAGGAATCTGGCAAAATGACCGAGTTGAAATTATTGCGAATGATCAGGGAAATCGCACAACTCCTTCTTATGTTGCATTTAATGATAAAGAGCGCCTTATTGGGGACGCCGCCAAGAACCAAGTATCGGTAAATCCTAGCAATACGATTTTTGATGCGAAGCGTCTTGTCGGTCGTAAGGTTTCCGACGAGGCCGTACAATCGGATATGAAGCACTGGCCTTTTACGGTGGAACCTGATTCGGATGATAAGCCGCTGATTAAAGTAACGTATAAAGAGGAGCTAAAGAGTTTTACGCCAGAGGAGATTTCCTCGATGGTTCTTATTAAAATGAAGGAGATTGCCGAATCTTACATTGGTAAAGATGTTAAGAATGCGGTCATTACTGTTCCTGCGTATTTTAATGATGCGCAGCGACAGGCCACGAAGGATGCGGGTGCTATTGCGGGAATGAACGTATTGCGTATTATTAACGAGCCAACCGCAGCCGCAATCGCCTATGGACTTGATAAGAAAGATGACGATGAGAAGAATGTTCTTATTTTTGACCTTGGTGGTGGAACGTTTGATGTGTCTCTTCTGACAATTGAGGAGGGTATTTTTGAGGTAAAGGCAACGGCTGGCGACACCCATCTTGGCGGCGAAGACTTTGATAATCGTATGGTCAGCTATTTTGCTCAAGAGTTCAAGAAGAAATGTAAGCTTGATATTACCGAGAACGCGCGTTCCATGCGCCGCCTGCGAACTGCATCAGAACGTGCTAAACGAACGCTTTCTTCGGCAACACAGGCTCATATTGAGATTGATTCTCTATTTGAAGGGACTGATTTTAATACAACTATCACGCGCGCTAGGTTTGAAGATATGAATATGGATTATTTCAAGAAGTGTATGGAGCCAGTGGAGAAGGTTCTTAGAGACGCGAAAATGTCAAAGACGCAGGTCCACGAGATTGTTATGGTTGGTGGGTCAACGCGGATTCCTCGTGTTCAGAAGATGCTGAGCGATTTCTTTGGAGGAAAGGAACTATGTAAATCAATTAATCCTGATGAGGCTGTCGCGTATGGTGCGACGGTTCAGGCGGCAATTCTTAGTGGAAATAACAAATCGGAAGCGCTACAGGATGTTCTATTGCTTGATGTTGCTCCCCTTTCTCTTGGACTAGAGACCGCTGGTGGCGTAATGACTCCGCTTATCAAACGGAACTCTTCTATTCCTACTAAGAAGAGCCAGACATTTTCCACCTACTCAGATAACCAACCAGGCGTTCTTATTCAGGTATTTGAGGGAGAGCGCGCAAAGACTCAGGACTGTAACTCGCTCGGCAAGTTCACGCTTGAGGGAATTCCGCCGATGCCGCGTGGACAACCGCAAGTGGACGTAACGTTTGATGTAGACGCAGACGGAATCCTAAATGTATCGGCGGTTGAAAAGTCAACTGGAAAGGAAGAGAAGATCACTATCACAAACGACACTGGGCGACTGAGGGCAGAGGACATTGAGAAGATGGTAGCAGACGCAGAGAAGTTTAAGGACGAGGATGCAAAGGTTCTGCTATTGTTGGAGGCTAAGAATAAGTTGGAGACCTATGTGTATTCAACTGAGGGTATGCTAAATGATGAGAAAATGAAGGTTCCAGATGAGTCCAAGGAGCCAGTTCAATCTAAGATTGACGAGATTAAGACTTTGCTTAATAGCGAGCATGATGACCCAGAGGAGTATGATGCTAAATACAAAGAGCTAGAGGAGGTCGCCAAGCCAATCTTTGATGAGATGATGAAGCAGAATATGCCTGCTGGAATGCCCGAGATGCCTCCTGGAATGCCGGACATGACGGGTGGTATGCCTAATGTTCCGGAAGTTCCGGAAGATGAGCCTAAGATTGAAGAGATTGATTAAGGATATAAGGTTTGATGAACCAGTCTGGAAGTCCAACCGATACCGTCACCTAAAACCACTGTAGAATTAAATAAAGTAATGCCGATTATTGCTGCTGCTGATATATTGCCTTCGTAGCTGCCCGCCTGCATTAGTATTCCTGCGACCGAACAAATTAATAAACTAAAACAACATATTATCGTTTTGAATAATGTTTTGTTTCCTAATATATTGTTTTGTAACAGCGTTAGCGGCCACATAATGGCGCCAATAACTAGTAATAAAACCAACACTTCATACATAGGATTATTTAAAAACTTATAGCTTAATAATCCCTTTTTGGGTGGATTATTGCGAACGCTAATCATCCATACAACAAACCCGAACGCTGATATAATTTGTAGAGGAATCAGCGCATAGATGCTTTTTATATTCAATCCCAACCAATACTTCGATTGAATATATGATTCGTTATTGGTGTCTATTGAAAATACATAGTAATAGGCGGCGAATAAAACCAACGCACCAATCTCATTAATGTGATTATTGCGAATGTTAATCATATTAATATATTCATAAAAAATTTATTTGCAAATTCTATTTATTTACCCATGGCTTACAATTGAAATTATAGTCTATTCTATCTTTTATATTTGGCTTATCCATATTATTTGGTAGTTCTATTTTATTTAATGGTAGTTCTCCATTTACTAAATTTTTATTTATGTATGTACATTCAAATACGGCAGGAACATAAAATCCATCATAACAATATAATACCTGATTATTATTGTTTGCGTGAAAATGAACAAGATAATGGGTTTCTGTTATTTTTTCAAGAATCTTCCATTTTGTTATAATGTCTACAAAGTGTAATTACTATAATTTTACAAGATATTTTAGGTAATATATTATTTACAAATAAATCAAATAAATCCACTTGAACTTGAATTATGTCGCCTTCTTTGATTTTATCAAAATTTTTATTAATATATAAATCATTTGTATTTTCATTAATATATTGTGTTATGTCAACTTCAATATATTTATGACTACCTTTATATATTTCAGTTGAAAAATAATGCTGGCATATTAAATATGGTGTTATTTGTGATATAATATATTTTAAATAACTATCGCAATTAGATGCAACAAGTTTATCCATTATAATAATAACCTTATCTGTATTTAAATATTGATACTAGTTAAAATAATTAGGAGTTATACTATTCAAACCAAATAATTTAATGCGAATAATTGTATAAAGTTAAAATTACATAAATTATTATCGTAATGCTATTCGAACCATTCGACAGAAATTATAGTGAAACGATTACCATTAATTCTACAATAATAAATCCTATTGAAAAGAAAATGTTGGTTGGTGATACGATTGAAGAGGAGGAAGTATTGTATACTTCAAAATACAGAACTGATAATAAGATACCAGGAATATTAGTTTATAGTGGACAAACTTATGGAAGACATAAAGATAAGATGTTGTACAAATGTGTTCCGAATGATAGGCGTCTACCTATATTTTTAATTCCATATTTGCAAAAGAAATCGCAGTTTAATAAGGCCAAAATTAACAAGTTTATTCTATTTGAAATTAGAGAATGGAACGATAAACATCCGTTAGCTAGTATTACTAATACTCTGGGAGATGTTAATAATAAAGAAATATACTACGATTATCAGCTATACTGTAAGAATCTACATGTTCCTATTCAAATTTTAAATAAGAAAACTACAACTGCATTATGGGAATATAATGATAATGATGTTTTTGACCCCTCGGATATGGAGAACCGCGAGGATAGAGATATCATAACCATCGACCCAGAAGGTTCTGTTGATTTCGATGATGCACTTGGAGTAACAACGAATACGTCAGGAGATTTCATAATTAGTGTTTATATATCAAATGTATCCGCTGTAATAGAGAGACTAGGTTTGTGGGGAGATATTAGCGACCGCGTTTCTACTATCTACTTACCTTCTGATAAAAAACCAATGCTTCCTAGTAAGTTGTCCGATGATATATGTAGTTTATTAGAAGGACAGAGAAGAGTCGTGGTAGCAATGGACCTATACGTTTCGTCCGCTGGAGAGATAACCAAAGTTAAATATTGTAATTGTGTAATAAATGTTAGAAAAAACTACATTTATGATGAGGAGGTATTGGATGAAAGTGATATATATAGTAGTTTATGGTTAATCTCTCGGTCTCTTAATGATAGTAAGAAATATGTAGATAATATTAGTGACTCGCATGATGTAGTAGCATTCTATATGATAATGATGAATCATAACGTTGGAAGTTATTTGGCTGGGAATAAGATAGGAATATTTAGAAATGTTAATTTAAAACCTAGCGATACGTGTTGTAATGTCGCACCCGAGATATTAAGGGACTATCTAAAAATATACAGAAATGTAGAGGCTAACTACGGATTATACTCAGACAATAATAGACACGATTTAATAGGCGGTGGCGTAGATAATTATTCGCAAGTAACCTCTCCTATACGCAGAATTGTAGATTTAGTAAATATAATGTTATTACAAGATTGCAATAATAGTATTAAGTTGTCGGGCGAAGCGAAAGAGTTTATAAACAAGTGGACATCTAGTATTGAATATTTAAACGAATCTATGAGGTCAATACGGAGGGTTCAGAATGATTGTAACATGTTAGATTATTGTTTAGGTAGTAATAATAAAAACCAAGAATATACTGGATTTGTAGTAGGTCATTCCAGTAAATACGACAATTATATGGTATATATCCCGGAAATTAAGCTGACAAGTTATATTAAATCCGAAAGTATTTTAGCTATATTTGATCATCATCGTTTTACAATGCATATATTTAACGATGAGTTCTCGTTAAAACAGAAAGTAAGGCTTCAGTTAATACTATAGTAAAAGATGTCAAGTGAAGTTGATTATTAGCCTCTTCCGAATCCGAAATTATTAATTAAGTATTACCGAATATTAGAAAACAAAAAATCTAATGTAATATTACATATGTCGGATACTGATAATACGCCAGACGAGGTAAATGTTGAATCTGCGTCAGAGTCCGAGCCGGAACCTGAGTCGGAACCTGAACCAGAGCCTGAGCCGGAACCTGAGCCAGAGCCTGAGCCGGAACCTGAGCCCGAACCAGAACCAGAGCCTGAGCCGGAACCTGAGCCCGAACCAGAACCTGAGTCGGAACCTGAACAGGAACCGGAACCTGAACCAGAGCCTGAGTCGGAACCTGAACAGGAACCGGAACCTGAACCAGAGCCTGAGTCGGAACCTGAACAGGAACCGGAACCTGAA